TAGTTGTCCAAGTTTGTTCTGCATAATTATAAGTAACCTGTTTATTAACATAGTTAGAATTAAAGCTTGGATAAAACCAATAAATTTCATTATATAAACTATTATGTGCTCCAAAAGTTAATTCAGAGCCGTTTGCAAAATTATAACCTGGTGCACCATCATCTGTTAAGAATACATAATCTTCAACTAAAGAAGGAACACTTTTAACCGTACCGTCAAACATAAAAAATCCACCTGAGTCACCAATCCAATAAACTGCACCGTTTGCATAAACAATTGAATGTTGACCCACACAACCACAGTTAGATCCTACTTGTCTAATACTAAATGTAAAAGGAGGTCCAACGAATTGCATTAAGTATGCAGAGGTATCTGTTAAAATTAATATATAATCTTTTGCTTTAGCTGCTCCTACAATTTTAGTTCCACTATCAATTCTAAAAGACCCTGCTGTATTTGTTGATGTTGCTGTATAGTCAGTTAAAGTTTCTTGATCCGAGAATCTTATAAACATTTTATCTTGTGTAACAGGTGAACCTATTGTTGTTTCTGTTCCTAATATAATTAAATGTCTATCTCTATCTGATACCATACTCATAACAGACTTTGTTGGCGCTCCAGCGATAACTGCAGCTCTTGTAGTTATACCTGAACCGCTTTGAGGATCCCAAGAGAAAGTTGAACCATTTTTAATTGTTGCAATTAATAGTTCACCATAGTTATCTAAAGACCAACTACCGGGATCAAGAATTGCATTTGATGTTGTTCGTGGTGTACCCCAAGTTGAAGAACCATATAAACCTGTACCCCAACCATAACCATATGCTTGTAATAAAGGACCTACTTTGTAATAAGGCTTAGAATCTAATGTTCCGTCATTAGTAGCTCCTGTTCCTGTTTCAGCCGTAGGCATTAAAATTGTAAAAGTTGTAGTTGTTGGTGCAAGTTGAACTTCAAATAAAATATCGTCAAAGTCTGCAGCAACATAATCTGTCTGTCCTCCAGTAAAAGATCCTGCATTGTCAAATGTTAACAAGTCACCTGGTTCTAGGTTGTGAGGAGATGGACAAGTAATTGTAACGGTTCGTGATCCGTTAGTCGTGGTTATATCACATCCTGTTTGAGCTAAAGATGTATCAAATGGAGTAATATCATAATAATCATCACCGTTATATATATATAAAATCTTATTCGTACCGAATGCAACATATTTCCTCCCGTCTAAATCTGACCAACTATGTGAAGCTCTAACTGCTCCTACAAGTTGTTTATCAGATATTTCTTGCCAACCACCAATCTTTTCAGGCATACCATATCTAAATCTAACATAGTCACCATCTACCCATTGGTTTTCGGCCCCTGAGTCTGATGATTGTTTATTAAATCCTGGTGCAAAGTTTACTTTTGTTAAAGGCATAACGGTATTATACACTAAGATGTTTTATCTATAAATATCGCTAATTTGTAAGAGATATGTTCATTACTACAGTAATTCTTTTCTTATTTGACTTTTGCATAGGCACTTCGTGTTCTAAACAAGCAGGCATAATAACAAAGTCATCTTCTTCTGTGTTTAATGAAAATTTAGGAAAAAACCAAGAGTTATTTGGATTAGTTGAATCTAAATAACTATGTAATATAGGATACGTTTGTTTTGTATATAAAGTTGAACTATTAGGATTACAAAACCTAGTTGAAGTATGTGTGCCTTTATCATACTGCATATAGTGCACAGCATTAAAATCAGCACCCACATGATTATGTCTAGTCATAAATTGACCATTACCAATACAAGCATAGTTAATTATTTTTAAAGTAAATTTAAAAGATTTATGAGTTATATCTTCAAGCATTCTTTTTACTGCTTCAACATATAAAGGTGTAACTTGTGAAAAATCTACATTAATAAATTTTTTATTATCAAAATCATTATAGCCTTGATGAATATAACTATCCGTATCATAGTTATTTCTATGTTTTGATATTTTAAAATTAGCTTCTATTTTTTTTGTAATTTCTTTTTTATTGTAACCTTTTTTATTAATTACAAATTTATATAAAGGATATCCAAACGCGTTATGTCTTACAAAGTCCATTAAAAATAATTAACATTAATATTAATTCTTGCTTTAGCATCCGTAGTAGAAGTACTTGAATGCGGTTTTTGAGAATCAAATAAAAGTAATCTGTTTTCAATTGATTCTACTTTAGTACCATTATGTAAAAGAGTATATCCGTTATTAGTGTTTATATATAAAATAGCACCTTTATGTTTATAGTTATAATCACTATGTGGCTCGTGTACTTCAATATTTCCTGTTCTAGGATAAATATTACATTTAATTCGTATCAAAGCTTTAACTTTTAAAAAATTAATTAAAGGTCTAAAGTAATCATAAAAAGTACTGTAATTTCTTCCTGTTTCATAAACAGCGTGAGTAAAATAACAATCTAAGTCTTCTTTAGTATGATTACCATTAATTAAATATTGATAGTACCAAGGAAAGTCCCAAGAAGTTAATAATTTTCGTATTTGTTCAAAGTCTTCTTTTTTAAGAGCATTGTCTATAATTTTCATCTGACTATTAATTGTTTTAAAGATGCAGGTGTCCCAACTTTACCTTTAAAAAAAGTATTAAAAGCTAAACTTACTCTTGTATGGTTTCTAGATTTAGTTCTAACCATATGTGTTACTTCTGAAGGAAACATCACAACATGACCTGATTGAACTGGTACACTCATACTTATAGAATTGTAAATATTAAATTGGTTTGAATCAAATTCAAAAGATGAATTTCTACTTCTAAAAAAAGAAATTTCTTCTATATCTTTACCTGCATCTAAATAAACAACTCCTGATATGATAGAGTTAGGATGTTCGTGTTTATGGTGATATTGATTATCTTCAGTATAGTTTAACCAAGATTGAGTTATATAAGGTTTTATATCATTAGTGCAACATAATACTATTTCATAATATTCTTTTAACATTAAAATTAATTCTTTCTTTAAATCTTTAAATATTTTATCCTCTAAAATAGCTACATTTTTAGTAAATGTATTACCTTCGTTTTTCAAAATATCTTTTTTATTTTTTTCTATAAAAGCTATTTGTTCTTTTGTTAAACCTTTTGATAAAATATTTCTATACATAGGTATTGCAAAAATAGGTTCAACTAAACCCTTATTTAATTCCATAACAAGTCCTTCCTGTTTCGTTTGTAAAATTCATTGCTAAACTAACTCTTTCTCCTTTACAATTAAAAGGTGTTACAAAGTGTTTTAAATTCCAAGGAAATACAAAAAAATCACCTACTTCTGGATAAAAAAATAAATTATCCATTGACCATTCAGATACACTTGAAATAGAAAAATTTAAATGTCCAGGACCAAAACCTGTTCCTTTATATTCTTTAATACTTTTGGTCATATCTTTTGGTATTTCTAAAAACATTACTGAAGAAAATATACATCCTGTATGTGTATGAATAGGATTAACCTCGCCTTTTTTCATATAGTTTACCCAAGCTGTTTTTATTTTAAGAGGTCCTGGATATTCTAAAGAATGATTATAAAAATGATCAAACGCAGTGTGGTGTAATTCTAAATATTTATCTATTATTGATTGTAGTTTACTTGTATTTGTAATTTCAAATTCTTTTTGAATATGTCCAGCAAGATGTGGTCTAAAATCTATTTCTTTAGATTTACTAGCTAAAGTTTTTATTTTTTTTAAATCTTCTGGTATTAATTTAGTTCTCCAAACTAAAGGACCTGTGTAATAAAAATTTGATATTATATCCATTATTTGTTTAATACTATGTTCCAATCTAAATTGTCAAGAAGTGTTTCAAGGCTTACTTTATTAAGTTTGTTATTTTTCATATATTTAACGTATTCTTCTGTATCTAACAGAACCCAATCTTTTTCTGTTTCAAATAAAATTTTGTCAGATTGATTATTATATTCAACAAATTTTTGAACACCTTTTTCTGTAGGTATAACATTTCTTATATCAAATTTAAAATGTCTATTAGATTGTGAACTTAAGTTTCCAGCGACTTGCCACTGTTTATTTTTTAAATTCCACTCAACATTAGTTAAATATTTTTTAACAAATTTATTGACCATTATATCCACCACCATCAGCAGCTGGATATTCAAAAAGTATTGTTTGTACAAAGTTTAAATACTTATTATTAACATTTCTTATTTGATATTTAAGAGAAGAAGGAAAAATTAAAAATTTATTTGTTTCTAAAGGTATTGTCCAAGAACGACCAGCTCTTCTGTTATTGTCATAATAAATATCAACCTCACATGTTTCTCCATCTATTTCAACACCATATAAACAAACAAAATCACACGCGTGAGCTAAATCCATATCATTAATATGATATTGTATTTTCGATACTTCATTTCTTTCATAATAATTACCAAAAATATTATTTTTTTGATTTGCAGGAAATAAATCATAGTAATGTTCAATTCTCATAAAATCAGTTATATATGTTTTTAATCTTTCATAAACTTTGTCATATTTAAATTTAACATCTTGATAATAAGAAGACATTGTAATATTTTTAATTAACTCAGATGGATCTATGTGCCAGTCTTTAGGCATATCAATAAAACCCCAATATAAAGCTTGTTCAGATAGTAGTGTTTTACTTATACGTTTTCCTGTTAACTTTTTATGTATTTCAAATTTTTTATCCATAATTAATTGTTTCTTTTTCTTTTAAAATCTTGTGGTAATCCTAATAAAGGTCTTGCATCATACAAATTATCTTTTGAGTCTTTACTATTAACATTATTGTAATGCAAAAAAACTTGTACATGTTCTTTACCTTGTAGAGGTTCTCTCCAATGTTCTAATTTATCTCCTCTGTATATTAACATATCTCCTCTTCCTAAATGTATAGGTACACCTTTTTTTCCTTTTTTTCCACTAGGTTCAACGTAAATTGGCCAAGGATCTCCTCCAAGATTCATAGTAACTGATATTTCACAAGCAAATCTATCTGTGTGTCTAAATAAATCATCACCTGTTTTATACATTTTTACATATGAATAATTAGGTTGTAATTGCATATTAGTTTCTTTTTCAACAATAGGTTGAACCTTCATTAATAATGTTTCCATAGCTAAATCGCCATAATGACAATAGGTGTTTTTAGTTAATTGATCTTCCCACACGCCCCATTCCATTTGCCAAGGAGATATAAATTTAGATTCAATTAATATTTTATTTACTTCTCTCTTTAATGAAATGTAGTTATATAAAAATAAAGCTAAATCTTTATTTATTACTTTAGGGACTATTTTGTAGTTTTTAAAACTTTTCATTTAAAAGGTGCTCCTACAGACCAAAGCACTAGTGAATATCTAATTCCTGATAGTACAGGTCTTACTCTATGAAATATAAAACTAGGAAATACAATTACAGATCCTTTAAATTTAAATTCAGGCACTTTCATAATTTTTAATTTCTTTGATGGTTCAGCCCAACCAAATTCTAACTCTCCTCCTGTGTAATCGTTAGGATCACTGAGTTGTACTACCATAGATAATTTTCTTATTCTACCATTTAAATCTGGTGTTTTAGGATTATTATAAGGTTGATGCCATCCGTCTCTATGCCAATGATAATATTGGTTATGAGCATATCTAGTAAATTGCATTTTTTCTGTTAAATCAATATCAAAATTCCATTGAGCTTCTCTATTAGCATGAATTAAATAACCTTTTAATATTCTTTGAATCCACCATTCATCTAAAAAACTTACAAAAGAATCTCTTATATTTTTTAACTTTTTTAACTTTTTTTTGTTAAGTAAATCTTTTTCATCATAACCACCTGTTCTTGCTTGACCTAAATTAATCTTGTTACCCATTTTAATTATATCATTACAGAATGTATGACTTAGGGCTTCACTATAATAATAGTAATCATTCTTCAGTATCATACTGAATTATTTAACTGAGTTTTAATAAAAAATCAATGATATGACTATGGAGTGTAGTTAGGGTCGTTTATGATATTATAGTAATCACTTGTTTTGACCCACTGCTGATTAACTTCATCCCAACTATATCTAGGATTATTAGGAGTGCTTGTTTGTACTCTATCTAATGGATTCTCTTTTGATTCTGGTGAATCACCTACAGGTGACTGCCATCTTGCTTCAGCAACATTTTTAACCCATGAATCATAAGGTTTAGGTGGCCAAAATATTTGATTTGCAGCATCCCAAGTATAACCAATACCTGCATAGTTACCTCTAAAAGGTGTTCCATCTAATGTGTGAGTATTATTTTTCGTATTATAAGAAGTTTTAATCCATAAATGAGCAGGCCAATTACTATGCTTTTCTAAATAAGCTTGTCCTAATGATTCTTGTTCAACTTTATTTTCATCCAGCAAATCTTTATTATCTACTGGAGTTACTAGTAAAACTACATTTTCTTCTGATATTTTTGCAAAGTGTGCCATATTATTTATATTTATACCTCAATACTACTGCTCCAGATCCGCCTGTGCCGCCACTTTCCTGTGCACCACCTCCAGTATTTGGTCTTCCATTACCAATAGGTGAAGGAACTGTTCCTGTTGAATCTTGTCCACTTCCTCCTCCACCAGCTCTAAAGTCTGAGTTTCCAGGACCGCCACCACCAGATGCCCAATATCCTGCTCCAGCGGGTGCAGGGTCTCCGCCTGTAGGACCTGCAATTAAATTTTGTATTCCTGTTCCACCATTTGCTAAAGCTGTACCTGGTGACATTTCAGGCCATTGTTGACCTTGTCCTGATCCTGTAGCTCCACCGCCACCTGCAATTTGTCCATTAGTAATTCCTGGAATTGATCCTCCTGGATTTCCTTGTGAAGGATTTGTACTAGGAGAATTTCCTGATCCACCACTTTTTCCAGGACCATTATTTCCTCCTGCTCCACCGCCTGATCCACCAGGTTGACCTGGGTTTGTATTTGGACCTTCACCGTGACCACCGCCACCGCCTGCTGATGTAATAGTAGAAAAAGAAGATGGACTTCCATTAGTTCCTGGTTTTCCAGGTGTTCCACCTGATCCAACTGTAATTGGATAACTTGTTGCAGAAATAGGTATAGCTGCTACGCCTGTTCCTAAAGGACCTACTGTGTAAGAACCGTGAGTTGTTCCAGAAGACATACGAGCTCCGCCCGCGCCGCCGCCGCCTCCCCAGCCTTGTCCCGATCCTCCGCCACCGCCAACAACTAAATAATCAACTGATTGTTCGGGTGCAGGTACGTCAGCTCTGATAGCAGTTACTTCAAATGTTCCTGGACTTGTAAAAGTATGGACAGCATAATCACCTTCATAAGTAATTGTACCTCCTGAAGCTTTAATTAATAAAGCTGCACCTTGTCTTTGTCCGTATCCGCCTGCTGATCCAGATGCTCTAGAACCTAAAAATGGCATAAGTTAATAACTCCTCCTATTATGCAAACTGTGTTTGTGATGCTAAAACAGTAAATGTTGAAGCCGCAGTTTTAATTGCAGTATATGTGTAAACATCTGTAGAGTTAATATTACCACCTGTAGGAGCACTTCCGCCTTGCCATACAGGAGTTACAGTAACTCCATCAACTTGTACTGTTGCGTTGTAGTAAGCAGTACCACCTTGTGCAGATAAGAAAGCAACAGTTTGAGCTTCTCCAGTATCCATAATTGCATCTAGAGAGTTTGAGCCATCACCTCTTAAATTAATAGTAAAGTCACCTGTAGCATCAGTTGTGTAATTTAACACAGCTTGAGTAATAACATCATAGTTAATAGTACCAGTAGAAGCAGTTGCTGAAGTAGTTACTTTTTCAGTCAATGCTTGAATTTTACCCATACCATTAAGAGTAGTTCTTCCAATACCTTTTGGAGTTAAATTTAAATCGATATTAGTATCACCACCTGTTGCTGATACACTTGGAGCATTTCCAGTTGCAGCATTTGTTACTGTTAATTCGTTAACAGCAGATGCAGTTGTAGCAAATTTAACTTGCTCATTACCACTTTCATCTCCAATAAAGTTTGCGTTATCGATTAAGATATTATTTCCATTAGCATCTAAGTTACCACCTAATTGAGGTGTAGTATCTTCAACAACATCTTTTAAGAAAAATACATCAACAACATTTGTACCATCAGAGAAAACCATTACAGTTTTACCTGCAGGAATAGTAACACCTGTTCCTGATACAGTTTTAATAGTTAATGAGAAACCTGCTCTTGTAGTGTTATCAGCTACGATGTAAGTTTTTTCAATTCCATCTGGAACATTTACATTTCTATTTGCAGCTAAAGTTCCTGTTAGTGAAAGAACCATATTTCTAGCATTTGACAATGCTGCATTAGTCATCGCTAAAGTTACATCTGCTGATGCAACATCAATAGCTTCATAACCTGCAATTGCTTGTTGTAATAAGTTTAAGTTTGTATTTGTTTTATCTCCCCACGTACCAGAGTTTTCCCCTGTTACCATTAGTTCGAGTTTTAAATCTGTAGAATAACTTGATGCCATAATTTTTATCCTTTTTTATAATAATTTAATTTTATTTCTATTACGCTGCCTTGTCAACTACCGTCCAAGTCGTACTTGAATCTGGTTCTACAACAGCCCATGCGTTTAGACCTATTATACCCGTAGTAGCAGTACTTGTCACTCCTGTTGGTTCAACAAGTATACTAATACCTGCAGCATAATCTCCTATAACAAATGGTCCTATTTGTTGGCCTGATACTTGTGCTGTAACATTTGTAAATGCATCTTCATCACCAATAAATGTAGTAATTTCTATACCTGTTACAGGAACATTTGCAGTTCCTACAATTGTTTCTATACCAATTGTAAAGTCTATTTGTTGACCTGTTAATGAAACATCTGGTTCAGGATCCGTTTGTCCTGTATCCATAGTCATTGACATATCTACAGTAGCATCGCCCCACGCCTGAGCACCCCATGCTATATCTGCACCCCATCCTGGAGCGTACGTAGAGGTTACAGGTACATTAACTGAAATATCTACATCAGTTATTGATATTCCACCCCATTCTGTTGTAGATGCACCCCATTCATCTTGACCCCAATATTCTCTTATTCCAGAATCAACAGATAGAGCATCTAAACCTGTTACATCAACAAAAGCCCATTCACCTTCAGCTCCCCAAACTTCTGTACCCCAATCATCTCTACCCCAACCTTGTTCGTTGTAAGCTTGAACAGTTCCCACATTAGAATTAATTTGAATACCTGCTGGCATAACATCAGGAGCTGGATCAACAGTGCCTTCAGATATTGTTAAAGTATTTAATGGATTTTCTGATAAGAAAATTTCAGTAGCAATAGTTACAATTACTGAATTTGTAGTTGAATTTAATTCTTGATTTTGTGTTATAGGTGCATCATTAAATATTCCAACATCAACACTTCCTACACCGCCCCATCTAGTATTGTAATCTGACCAACTTAAATCTCCCCAAGCATCTTGATTAGATTCTAATGAAATTGATAATTGATTACCTGAAGCTACAACGTCTCCTGCTGCACCCCAAGCATTTTCACCCCAAGTTAATCTACCCCAACCTTCGTTAATTTCTCCAGTTACAGTTACAGAACCAATTGAAGGAGTATTTATTTGAACACCGTTAGGTATTAAATCTCCATAACCATTCCAAATTTTACTACCCCAAGTTGCTCTACCCCAACCTTGGTTAATTTCTCCATCAACTTCTTCAGCACCTAATGTAGCTGTTAATTCTATTCCTGCAGGAGTTGCAGCATTATTAATTAAATCTCCCCAAAGGTTTGCACCCCATTGTTTTCCACCCCAACCTTGTTGAGGGAAAGCAATAACATTCGATGCTGTAGATTGTAATTGTATACCTGTTATAGAAGAATTTGCATTTACAAGTTCACCCCATTGAGCAAATCCCCAATTCTGTCCACCCCAACCTTGATTAGGATAAGCACTTACTCCATCTGTATTTGATTGTAACTCTATTCCTGTGAGAGATGCACTTGCATTAGCAAGATCTCCCCAATTTGCAAAACTCCAAGTTTGTCCACCCCAACCTGTTAGATTGTAAGCTTGTGCAGTTTGAACTTGTACTATTGGAGTTGCATTTCCGCCAAATGAACCATAGCCATAAGCATCTGCTCCATAAGCGGTAAGGCCCGCAGAAGATACCTGTACTGTAATATCTGCCATCGGGCCTCCCTGTTAAATTATGCGATTCTTAATATAGCTGACGAACTCGTAAAGTTTGGAAATTGAATTGTAAATGTTCCAGAAGTTGCAGTTTTATCTGAACCAAAATCTAAAACACAAACTGCTTTTTTAGCTTCAGTTGAGTTATAGATTAAAGCACCTCTCGCAGTTAATG